CACCTTTAGTAGAACCATTCATAGTGATGACATCATTAGATGCACCAGAAATAAATGTTTTACCAGTGGCATCATCTTTACCTGTGTATAAACCACCGACAAATTTGTCAGTGCCATCAGTTAAGATGTCCATATCTGTAGCTGCTGTTTCAACTACAAAAGTAAAAGTAGCACCTAAATTATTAGTTTGGTCAGGTTCATCGTCTCTTGTAGGTGTTGACGCATCAATTGTTGGTAAAGTGAATTTACCATCAGCATCATTACAAGTTAAAATTTTTCCTGCGTGTGCAGCTACTGTCAAAGTAGTATCTGCGGTTAAACTGACCACATTAGCATTACCAGCAGATATAAAACCTGCTAGTGATTTAATTGGTCCACTAAAAGTTGTTTTGCCCATATTAAGTCTCCTTAATTACATTTATCGTCTTGGCGAGTCTGCTAGGTCAGTCGATAAACAATTATATATCCCTAGAACGAGAAAAAGGGCAGCCGAAGCTGCCCTAATTTCTTTAGCTTGAACCTGGCGAACCAAATATACCTAGAGGGTCAGAAACTCCAAAAGAGTATCTTTCTCTAGCTTTATATCTGACATTTCCAGTGTCGAAGTCTCCATCCATAGATGTAGTCATAGGACTTCTAACAAAATGCTTCATACCATCAGGTACGTCAGTAGTGATGAAGAAGGCATTAGTATCAGTTAAATAATGATTAACTGTGTAACCTTCAGGAATCACTCCATTAGTTTTGATAGCATTCACATCGTTATCAGCAGTTCCTACTCTGTAGTCACTCTGTAAAAGTCTAGTAGCAACAAACTGAAGGTCAGATGGTACTATTAGCTTTCTAGGTCTAGCAGCAATTTTAAGACCTCTTTCATCAGTGTATTTGCCAATCTGAATGATTGCATCTTCTAGAGATGTTTCATTCAAGTCAGCACCTGAAGAAGGTCTGTTACTGTTAGTTCCTCCGTTTACTAACGGATGAGCTGTACTGAATAAAGCCACGCCATCACCACTTGAAAAAGTAGTGCTGAATCCATTATTTAATGGAAAAGCAGCTTTGACTTGCTTTGTGTAAGCCATTGCACGAGCTAGTGCTTTAGTGTATCTACCTGATAAAGAAACATACAGATTATCTTCCATAGCTTCTTCAGTAATAGAATATCCCATAGCAATAGTTTCGTGAGTGTAACGAGCTACAAAAGACTCTTGTGCAGTATCATAACTGATTGCTGAACCTTCATCTTTGACTGGAGCAGCTCCGAAACCAGATAACTTCAACTCTTCTTCAAAACTTCTTTCAGAGTTTTCTGTTACATAAATCTCTTCATGCTCATTTTCATATGTAGCGTATTCTTCGCCAAACAACGCATTTAATCCTGGAAGGAGTTGTTTAAGCTCTTGTGCTCTTGATATAGCAGCCATAATAAGCCTCCTTAACCTATACCAGTTGTGTTCAACAACTGATGTCCAACATTAAACATAACTAGCACGTCTGTAAAACTATCACCTACAGCACTATCTGGTCCGTCAACAAAGTCAACGAGTTTTAAAGGTAGTGTGTTTGTGGTAGCAGCCGTGCTCCCATCGACAGCATTTTTACTAGTTCCGATTGCTGTACTTCCTGCAGTTTGAACCACCGCAAAATTCTTACCAAGGTCGTCTTGAGTAAGAGCTTCGTCTGATTGCATTTGCATTAGTATGAAAGGGTCGCTAGCAACATATGCGACAATATCATCTGCAGCTGTAGAAGCTGGATAATATTGATTTGTTGTAAATTGACCTGTAGTAGGGTCGGTGTAAGCACAACCAAGAAAAACACCAATAGGTGTTAATGAAGTAGTACCAGTATCTTTTTGGATAGTGGTATTAGGGTTGTCGTCACCCCATTTTACAAAATCACCAAAAAATATTGATGTGCCATAAGCATTTTTAATTTTGTAATGAGTAACTTTTCCTTGGTAAGGACTTCCAACAATCGTACCAATAGGTCTCGCTCCGTGTGGAGTAGCACTTGATGACATAATTGTCTCCTTTTATACATTGAGAATTAACTCAATATCAATTAATTTTAAAAAAATTCCTAAGAATCTTTACCAAAAGTAGTTTTCGATTTGCGTTCAAACACTTGTTTGGTCGCCATTCGACTATCTTGTTCTTTGAAATACACATTGTCTACAGATTCCATTTGAGACTGAGCTAAATTAGCAAAGTGTTCGTCTCTTGCTTTCGCTTTTTCTGCAGGCATTTTGCATAACAATTGTCCGCCAATTTCTATGTTTCCTTTAGCTGCCCATTCAGAAGCATGGTCCATCATATGTATTTGTAATTCTGGATGGTCTTCTAATCGACAAGGTTGCCACCCTTCTCTAAAACGTCTAGATACATTCGGATTATCAGCTTGCCCTAACAAGGCAGTTCTAATATATCTGAATACCCAGCCATCTTGTGGATTAGGTGTTGGTAAATTAGCAGAGTTTTCCCAGCTCTCTGTATGCTGAGTAGTCTCTCGACTATCGTTCTCTCTAGGAGTACGCTCTTGGTTTTCAGGAGAAGCATCAGTCGAAACTTCCTCCACGTTTGTAGTGTTATTTTCTTCTGACATTTAAGTCTCCTTTAATAATTGATTTGCATACTGCTCAGGCGTTATACCAAGTTGGCGAGCTAGCTTAACTTGAGTCTGAGTCAGACGTATTTGCGTGGGTTTTTTGTTTCCGCTATCCCTCGTTGCGGATGCAACAACTGTTGATGGTTGTCGTTTAGTTGGCTCAACTTCTTCAACAATTTCTTGTTGTTGAGGTTGGACACCAAAAAAATCTGGGAATCGTTGACGCATTTCGCTGTCTACTGATTCATAATATTCTTTTGACTTCGTTGCAGGGTCTATACCTCTTGCTTGTAAAGACTGGTCTACATACATAGCATAAGAAGTCATTTCTTTGTGCACAGGTTCTGAACCCATAAACCAAGGGTTTTTCTGTGCCCATGCTTGCATTTCAGGGTCAACTTGTTGCTGTGCTGGTTCTGGTTCAGGCATCTGATTTGCAATTTGTTGTTGTACAGATGCAGCAACTTGAGATGACTGTTGTTCCGCAAGAGTAGCTTTTGCAAGCATTTCCTGTGCTTTTGTCATTTCGTCAGCATTGCCTTCTTCATAGGCTTTTTTAAATGCTGCTTGAGCGTTCTGTTTTGCCCACAAAGCATTATTGTATGCTTGTTTATTAAGAACCTCTCCGCCTTGGTCAATCATAGCTTGTAGCCTTTGATTTTCAGACATTAAAGATTGTAATCTTTTTACAGCTTCTTGAGATTCTCTCGTAGCAGCTTCTTTTGCTCTACGTTCCTCGTGATATTCGTATTTAATTTTTGCAATTCTATCGCCAGCTCTTTTGCTGTAATCTGCTATTTCTTTATCTAATGCATCATCATCAACATCAGGTGTAGCATCTTCAGCTTTTTTTGGTCTGCGGTCTTCTTCTGGAGTATCGTCAACTACCTCGACTTCTAAACCTTCTGGAATTTCATTGCTTATTTCAGTGCTTTGACCAAAGAACTTTTCTTCTTGAGACTGAGGAGGAGTCTCAGGAATATTAGGTTCTTCATTTATTATTTGTGTTTCACTCATGCTCTAACTACTCCTGTAGGGTCGTCTACTACTGCTTCCACAGTATCATCATTGATTAAACGAAACTCTTGTCCATACATTTTCATGCGAGTGCCAGAATAAGCTCTAAACACGACCCAATCGCCTTCTTTACACCAAGCTCCGTTTGGAAACCTTTTTGTATCGTTGTAGCATTCAGGTCCTAATTTCAAGACATATCCACAAATATTACTAACCTCTTCGTCTTGTACAGTTGAAGTAGCTTTAATTATGCCACCTTCTGTTTTCTCGTCTGCTTTAGGCATAGCAATTAAAATCTTCCAACCAGTAGGAGCTGGTAGTTGACTTTTAACTTCTTTGTCTAGCTTTGGAGTTTTGACACTTTCTGGTTCTGGTATGTCTTTTAATTTTGCTTCTTTACTCATATGTTGCACGACTTTAGGAGTCGAGTTCCTATTTCTCCAAGAACCTATCGATGTAATCAGCAAGTTCTCGTTCTGCGAGGTTTATACCCTCGATAATACCAACCATTTTTTGATATTCAGAAAAATCTCTACAAGCTCCTGAACCTAAATGATTAATATAATCTTTTCTGATTTCATTGAACTTAACTTTCAGATGTTCTGAAAGTGATAGCTCAGTGATTTCATTATTCATCTATGGTGCTATCTTTGACTATATCTTTAGCCATGTCAACACCTTTTATAAAATCTTCTACAGCTTGTTTATTTTGTAGCTGTTCATTCTCTAGCAAATCGCTAGCAATCTGCTGTCCTATTTTTGCACCTGCAACTTCTGTTTGATTGGATATTCTCTCTCTTTCGATTGCATCTCTGTTAGCAGCTTTAGCAGAATCTAACTGTAATCTATTTCTATCATCTTCAGCTTTACGTTGTACTTCAGCTTCTTTGACAGCTATTTCTCTTTCTTTTAATTGTATTAGAGGGTCTTGCTGTTGTGCTTCAATTCGTTCTTGTTCTGCTCTTTGTTGTGAAGTACCAAGAACTCGTTTAGCTGCTTCAGCTACAAGACTTGAAATACGTTTTTCAATATCAGCAGGTAAAGGCTCTCCTTCTGGAGGCAACTCTACACCCATCTCTCTTTCTATTTCTTTTCTGAACTTCATGGTTAGATGTTCATTAACGTATGCAGAAGCTGCAGCTAGTATTCCTGCAGCATTAGGACTCTGTTGTACAGTAGCCATAATCTCAGGATTTTGTTGTGCTGCTGCCACTGTTTCTATGTGAGCTTCGTGGTCTTGTTGTATAAATGCTTTAACTGGTGTGCCATTAATTAAATTCTGTACTGCAGTCACTGGGTCAACTGGTTTGATATCTTCGTTATCAGGAATGATTTCATCGACATTATCGATACCTAAAACTTCTAACATCTGTCTGTGTAGTTCTGGCAAGTTATACATATCAGGCGAACCTTGAGCTAATTGCATAGCTGCTTGATACTGCATGATTCTTTGTGCCATCGTTGCAGCATTGGGGTCAGAAACAGGTATAACATCTACTCTTTCATCAAAGTCAGACTTTTTAATAAATTCTTCTTCATCCGTTTCATAAGGATAACTTGGGTCAGTAAAGTCTGTAACTATGCCAACCAATATATTTAATTCTTTTTTCATGGCTGCATGAAGCCTTGCTTGTACTGCAGACATAACTTTTTGATTTCTTTCTAACAAGGCTAAGGTAGTGCCCACTGGAGCTTGATTATTCATATCAGATATCTTCATATCTGAAATACTAGCGAAACGCCTGCCTTCTTCTACTATGTTTTGCAATAGTTGATACAGGGTTCCTGACGGCTCTTTGTAAGGTAAGAAAGTAATGTTGTCTCTTATAGCACCACCAGGTACATCAACATCTCGAAACTCACCAGGCATGATGGGGGTATCATCGCCTTTAATGCGTAAACCTCTTGCCTTCAAGCCGCCAGGAAGATTGGAGAGAGTTCCTGAATCAACTAATTGTCTGAGAATTGAGGTAGCAGATTTAGCTAATCCACCTACCATATGTATTAAACCGAACCCATAAAACCCTAAACCGGGTAAATATTGGTAATGCACAAAGTGCATACGTCTAATTTTTTTGGGGTCATCTTCGTAATAGTTTCTACGAATACTTAAAATATTACCGCTAGGATGGTCGATTGTGACTACATAAGGAATAGCTATTCCTGTATTTTTACCTGTAGCATCAGTGTCTTCAAAACCTTCTAAATCTAAATCTACTTGCATTTCTAAGATTGTATGACTGCTATCGTAGTTGTAGGTGTCTTGTTCACCTGTAATGTCATTGTATTTCTTAGTAATATCAGAAATATTCTGTGAAGGTTCTGGTAATTCAATATCTCTATAAAAGCCATTTACTTGCATTTTTCTGACTTCATTAGATGATTTACGCATCACATGAGTAGCTCTTTGGCAAGTTTCTAAGTCACTTGCACCATAGTTAACTACAACATCTTCAGCTGGTACAAAGATAGAACTAGGTCTATCTAGGCTTGGGTCAAAATAAACTTTACGAAAAGCAGAGCCTGCCAAAGGTAAAGAAAACAACATCTTTTCTGTCTCAGTGCGATACTCAGACATTTCATGTGTTAATAAATAATTTAAATAATCCTGTACTCGTTGTGATTGTTTTTCTTTATCACTAGTTATTTTGCCAACTATTTTAGTTCTAACTGGACCTTGAGCAGGAAATATTTCAGTTATTGCCTGTGACTGAAATCTGATAACAGCTTCACTTAGCATGGGATGAAAAACACCACACGCTCCTGCCCAAGGAGTTGTACGTTCTTCAATTTTTAATCCTAACTGGTCTAAGCCTTTCGTGTAGGTTTCTTCCCACTCTGAACGAGACTCTTTATCGCCATTGAAAGCACTTATTAAATCATTGCCAAGTGTTTGAAGTTTGTCTTCATCCATGAACTCAGCTAAATTTGAATTAAAACCTTCATCGCCTATTGGCATAGAATCAGGGTCAAAATCAATAATCATACCTCCGTCATCGGTAGCTATTGCTACCGAATCAGGATTTTCAATGGAGATTGATAATTCTTCGTCTGTATCTTGTTCAATAAGTCCATCTACTGGGGTAGCTGGTCTGCGTTCTATTGCCATAATATATTAGTAATAATTTGCGGTGCGGTTGTGTTCCAAAGGCTCATCTTCTTCATCTGAGTGCAAAGGAATAAAACCTCCTTGTCTAAATCTTAACAGAGCTTGCGTAGTGCTATCAACTAAATCGTCATGTTCCATATTAGGAAAACCTGCGAATTGTTCAACAACTTCTTCTGCCCATCTGGTTTCTGGTGCGTGTACCACTCCAGAAGCAAATAAGTCTGAAACTGCGTTTACTCTTGATATCTTGTCGTTACCCCTGCTTGGAGTATATTCTTGCACAGGAATACCCATAGCTCTTAATTCAAAGATTAATGGCATTCCAGCTGCTTTTGCTTCAACAATGAAAGCATCAGGCGAATAAGCTTTGTACTTTTCCATCGCCATTTTCTTTAATTCTGGAAACTCTAGACGTTCTTGATAGGCATCTAGCAGTATTACATTGGGTACAACCATACCCTCGTCATCTTCTTTGTAGAACACACCCCATGTTGTACAAGCAGAAAAGTCAGCTCTTTGATTTTTCATAAAGGCTGTATCCCAAGATTGAATAACAAACTCGCATTGTGGGGGTTCTTTACCTTCCCAAACCTGCCACCAATCCCTTTTGACTAAAGCACCTTCTTCAGAAGTAGGGTCTTGCTGGTATTGAGCCATCCATTTGCTATTGGGTAATTCAGCTCGTAACGCTTCGAGTTCATCCATTTTCCAGAACTCACCCCATAAAGGCTTACCAGAGGGCAAAATAGCAGGCAGTTCTATAACTTCCCATTGGTCTGCACCACCTCGCTTTATGCTAGCATCGACTACTTGTCCAGTTAAATCTTTATTATGCCACCTTGTCATCACAACTACGATGGCACCATTCGGTTGCAAACGCTGTCTAGGACCAGAGGTATACCATTCGTAAGTCCTGTTAAAGACGTTGATATCAGCACTAGCACCTTCTTGTTCAGAATGTGGGTCATCGATTATCAATAAATCCGCACCTTTACCAGTTACCGCACCACCAACCCCTATCGCAAAGTAATCGCCACCTTGATTGGTATTCCAACGACCTGCTGCTTTGCTATCAGATTGCAAGCTAACATTAGGAAATACTCTCTTAAAATCGTCACTATTTACTAGGTTTCTGACCTTTCGACCAAATCCCACTGCTAATTCAGCAGTGTGAGCAGTCTGAATAATCTTCTTATCTGGATATTTGCCTAAGAACCACGCAGGAAGCAAATAAGAGGCGAACTCACTCTTGGTATGTCTAGGTGGCATATTGATAATTAAACGCTTTAAATCGCCCTTAGCGACCCTCTCAAAGGCATTAGCCATTATTTCATGGTGATGACCATGTATAAAAGCCGACCACATCTCGCCAACAAAGTTTAAAAAGTCTTTTTGGCAGTTTTCTCTGGCTTTGGCTTGCTCTAATTCTTCTAACAGAGCTAATAATTCTTGTTGTTGGTCGCCAGATAAGTTTTTTACTTGGCTTAGAATAGATTTATCCATGTTTTTTCAAGGCTCTTCGCCATAAAACGAAGAAAAGCAAGATTAAAGCAGGCTGAATAACCACAAATATCACTAAATTCGCTAGGTTGTACCCCATACCTGTTACATTTCCGATAACCTGTAAAATATAAACACAGATATCAAAAATTAAATCAATATATTCTTGCATAAGCCGTTTATATACTTAATAAGTAAATACCATATAAATTTAAAAACTTACTCAGTACCTAATGGTTGGCACCCAATGAGTATTTACTACCTATTTGGTATGTACTAGGTATATATATCTACAGACTTTACAATATTGCACCCTCTTCACAAAAAAAGCAACAAAAAATTGTAAAATATTATGGGGGGTACTAGGATTCCTAAGCCTTTTTCTATAAAAAACCTATATTTAGTGCAAAAATGCTAGCAAAACGCTATAAAATAGGGGGGGTATTGAAAAAATAGGGGTTATAGTGAGCAAATCACTATGTATATATAGATAGTTAGGTAGTCGTACACATATAAGGGGGGTATGGGGGTAGTCTTGGTGGTGGTAGATGATGGCTAAAAGGGGGGTCTTTCTAGGAATCAGGCTCTTCCTTCTGCAATAGGCTCAATATCTTTTCCTCTATCTCCTCCGCTATGTCTTCGCTTGGTCTAGTGTCCTTTATCTCTACTGTATCGCTAAATAGGTTTACTGTTTTACCCAACAGAGATAATGCCGATATCCTTGCGGAGTCTGATTCTGCTTCTTGGCTCTCCTTCATAAGTCTTTCTAGAACATAGTTCCTTGTTCGTACAGAAGAAGCCACTGTTGATGCTTCTTTCCTCTCTAACCCCTTCCTAATTGCTAGGATAAGTTTAGGGTTGCTCATTAACCTACTGCAATCAACGTGTGCGTGTTTTGGGATTGCTCCTGTCTTGGTTCTAGCCACGTCATAGACTTTCATATAGCAATCAATATGAGTATCCAACTTGCCCTTCACTATTTCGTGTACAAATGCTCTTTGCTTGGCGGTGAGTTCACGTTCTTTTTTTACGATTTTGAGTTCAGGTTTTTTTGATTGCGTCATGCAAGATATTATCTGTCACTAGTGAAATAAATACTATGCTCACAGATTGCTATCAAATAATATGCTCTTGATGTTGTGTTCTGATGTGTCTTGTGTTTATAATTACTGCATGGACAGACAACAGCGACTTTTGACCCTCCCTTTTTTAAGGGTCTTTCGTCATGCAATGTGCGAATTAAAGTGTCATTTGTTGCAGGTCGGCTCACAGCGATTGTCCTAAAACAGTGAGGGTTCTCTAGGTCTGCAACGAGCAGGGTACGATGAACAATACAGGTCGAGCATAAGCCATGAAGCCTGTAATCCCTTTTGCGGTTTAGTAGTGACGTTTGGAATAATTACTGCGATTGGGAGACTCCCTCCAGAGTCCACGAATTAACGTGCTGAATGAGAATCCTAATTATGGGGTTCAAGAAACTCTAACTAATGGAGGTTAGTAAATGAAATGGTTAAATAAAATTGATATGTGGGTTGCTGAAAATCCACTTAAATATCACTTATATACAAAAATGCCATTAGTGATATTGGTGTGTTTTATTTTGTATATCAATTGATTCAATAAACCTACTGACGTGCTAGTGAAACTCTAGCGAAAAGCATTAAATAGATTTAAGTCTAGCCTGTGAAAAGGTTGCTTCTAGGTGTTAGCAATTCTGCTAACTAATTCTAACTTGGTATAAAAGATGGAGGTCTTATATGAAACCGAGTCAAGCTATATTATCGATGAAATCGATATTAAAGGGTTCCAATACCCCTTACCTGCAAGGGAAACCGGGGATTGGAAAAAGTGCAATTGTTAGGAAACTAGCCGAAGAATTTGCAGAAGGTAGAGAGATTGTTAATTCAATCAATCCAACTAAAAAACAGTTTGGATTTATTGATTTTAGACTGTCACTTTATGAGACTGTTGATTTAGGCGGTTTGCCTTACATAGACGAAGATAACCAACAAAAGAGAGCCTTCTTAGGTAATCTCCCAATTGGTGGCGAGGGCATATTATTTTTTGATGAATTTGCTCAGGCTCATTCTTCGGTTATGTGTGTGTGCGGACAATTACTCTATGAAAGAAAAATCGGAGAGTATGTTTTGCCTGATGGGTGGAAGATTGTCTGTGCAGGAAATAGGTCTACTGACAGAGCAGGAGCAAATAAAATTCCTACTCAGGTCAATGACAGATGCACAATGTTGAATGTAGATGAAAACATCAACGATTGGATTTCTTGGGCGACTGAGAATGATGTCAGTCCTGATGTATTGGGATTCATTAGTTATGAACCTCAATATCTTTGCGACTTTGACCCAAAAATTACGACTCCTCAACCGAGTCCACGTTCTTGGGTTCGTCTTTCTGATACATTGAAAACGAATCCGCCAAAAGAAATTTTGCAACTAGTTTGCGAAGGGGATATTGGCGAGACTGCTTCGATTGAATTTCTTACCTTTTTGTCTTTGAAAAATGACTTGCCGAATGTTCAAGACATTTGCGAAGGCAAAAACGTAGAAATGATTGATGAGGGCGGTAAATCTTATGCTCTAGTTTGTGCATTAGTTTCGATTCTTAAATCGGAAATGGATAATCCGAATGTAGCTAATTATTTTCAAAATAGTCTTAACTATGTTGAGAAATTACCTACTCCTGAATTTGCGATTTTCTATGTTCGTTCTTTGATTGGAGCAATCCCAGACTTAGCAGAAACTTCTACTTATTCCGATTTTAAAATCAGGAATCAAGATTTAGAAGTCTAGGTTGAAAACTGAATTGGGCGAGATGTAAAAAAATATTATTCGCTAGTGAATAAAATTACATCTTGCCCACTTCAATATCTGTCGCAAGGTGTGTGCCTTGCCTGAATGAAGCGAAAGCAGAAACAGATAACTTTTTATCTAACAGAATGGAGGTTCACATGGATAAAAATTTAACTAATACCTTATCGGAAAATTGTATGTTAGTACGTCTTACTGTAAGACATACTTCAGGCATTAAAGTAGATAAGAAATTAAGAAGCGGTTTAGCAGAAGATATGAAGGTATTCGATGCTAAATTATTGGGTGTTAATAAGCACATCTTTGGTCGAAATATCAATAAAGAATTTCGTGCAATCTTAGATGGTATTAGAAACACATTTTATAAACCTTTAACTCTTCCTTGGGATGATTCATCATCCCTTGATGACGAGGGAAAGTCTTTATCAGAATGGCGACTTTGTCCTAACAGCAATCTTGAAAAACTTCAATTTGAGATTGACCAAGCAAAGCTTGAATGGGATAGAGAAGTGCAAGGATTTCTTAGAAGCTATCCTAAACAAATGGAAATGGCGAAAAGAAACTTGGGCGATGCTTTCAAAGAAAGTGACTACAAGCCTTTTGACGAATTGAGGAAAGATTTCTACTTCAATTTTGAAATGAAGCCTGTACCTACTTTTGGAAACGATATCAGACTTAACGTCTCAGAAAAGTTAAGGCAGAGAATAGAAGCGGATGCGATTAACAGGTCTAACAAAAACATCAAAAACGTAATGACAATTACTGTTGATGCTTTACTAGAACAAGTTAATCACGTTGCTACTAAACTCAAAGAGTATGACCCTGACAACAAGCAGAAAGGATTTTTTAATAAGTCTAGCTTCGATAAATTAAGAGAAGCAGTAGAAGTCCTTCCTTCTATAAATCAGGATGTACTAGGTAATAATCAAAATATTACTGATGCTCATCAAAGTCTTTGTTCTGTTCTTGCAACAATAAATTCTGTTGATTCTCTTAGAGACGAAACAGATTTAGGAAAGCAAAAACGTGAACAGGTTGCCGAAGGTCTTGAACAATCTATTGATGGATTGAAAGGCAATTTGTTCGACAAAATTTATGGAGGTAAGAAAGATGACAACTCTTGATACCATAATTAAGGCTAGAGCAAAATTGATGAAAGGGCATATTGGCATGGCTAGTATGCTCCTTAATCTTGACTTGGTTGAATGTGAAGAATCAAAGTGCGATACGATGGCGACTGATGGTAAAAACATTTTTTACTATCCGCCTTTCGTGGATAAATTAACCGAAGCAGAATTGCGAGGTGTACTTGTTCACGAAGCATTGCACGTTGTTTATGAACATCCACTAAGACGTGGTAAACGTCATCCCAAAGTTTGGAATATTGCTTGTGATTACGTTATCAATGCTTACTTGTATTGGGATTTAAATTTTGAATTGCCTTTAGGCGGTTTACTTGACCATAAATACAAGGGTTGGTCTGCGGAAAAGGTTTATCAACATTTGATTAAAAATGAAGATGACCTGCAAGAAGCAATCGAGCAAGTCAAGGAACAAAATCAGAATGCGGACATGGAGGATGATTCGCAAGATTCTGAAATACCAGACACTAGTGAAGGAAATATTTCTGATGAAGAAGCAGACGAGGATGGCGAAGCCGATGGCGGAGAATCTGAGTCAATCGATTTAGATGCTATTCCTTCAACTATTGGCGAGGTGTTGGATGCAACTGATGATGAAGGAAACCCACTGAGTGATGCTGAGATTCAAGAAATCTCATCTGAGATTCAGAGAGCAGTAGCCTTATCTGACAAGCTAGAAGTAGCTGTTGGAAGCGGTACTAATTCGTCTTGCGGTGGCAGAATGGAAGAATTGAAAGAGACTTCAATTAATTGGAAAGAACAATTGAATGACCTTTTACGTTCTTCTGTTGCTAACGATTACTCATGGTCGAGACTTAATAAAAGGTTTGCATGGCAAGGTATAAATTTGCCGAGTAAAACTAAGTCTCCCCAAGGTGGCGAGTTAGCGGTTGCAATCGATACTTCAGGTTCTGTTTCTCAATACGAATTGAATAAGTTTGCTACTGAGATTCAAGCTATGGCGGAAGACTGCGGTCTTGAAAAAATCAGAGTTTGCTACTGTGATACAACTGTTCGTAAAAATGAACAGGGGGAATGGTGGGATTACTATGATTTATCTTCAGGCGATGAATTAGAGTTAGTAGTTCGTGGCGGTGGCGGTACAGAGTTTGACCCTGTATTTAATCTGTTGAATGACTTCACTGATGATGCCGAAGACGTTCAAGCCTTAGTCTATTTTACCGATGGTTGGGGATACGTTTCTGAAGACGTTGAACCTGATGTGCCTGTGTTTTGGTGTTGTACTGAAAAAAGCAGTTATTCGGAAGGTCTTGCCTTTGGCGAGGTGGTCTATGTAGATACTGCTAGATTCTACGACTAAAAACTCTCTATTAGCGAGTGATATTTGAGGGGTACTCAGATATCACTTGCTATTAGTTTTGCCCTCTATGAGCCTGTATGGAGGTCAAATTTTAAAAACTGATAGCAAAATGTGTGTTTTGCCTGATGAACGTGAAAACGTACCCTTTTAGGAGGGTGGCTCAAAAGAGCCGAAATCAGTTTAATTAACTTTTATAAGATGGAGGTCTTATG